CCGAATTCGACGAACAGGCCGTAGACGCCCGGCGATTCGGTCTTCTTTTCGGCATCGTGCCGGAGACCGATGCGCGCGCGCCCCTGCTGTTCACGGCCCTTCATCGACGTTACTTCTAATATCGCGTCGCGCAGTTCGCCCGGCGTGCGCGCCGGCGTCGGCGTCTGTAAAACCGGAGCGCGCGACTTCGCCTGGCTGAGAAATACTTCGCCGCCGGCATCGAGCGCTTTCCGTAACGCGGTCTTCGCCAACTTTGGCCCCGCGCCGGTCAGCGCGTCTTCAACGCCTTTCAAGCCTTCGACCTTCACCGTGAAGTCCATCTCTACGCCGTATCCAGATCCAGCAGTTCGACGCAATTCAGCACCAGTAATACGTCGCGTTCCAGCGGATTCTCCACGCTCTGGATGGTGAAGTTACCCTTCGCGCACGACACGCGGAAGCTGGCGTTGATGCCGGGTTGATAAAGCATCGTAACCGTCGTATATAACTGCGTCGTGATCTGGCCGGCACGCACGACGTCCGTACCGCGGATCGGCTCGATCGCCGCCCAGCACGTGAGGAATGTTTGCCAGACGATCGTGGCGCCGGATTCGTCGAAGCCCGGGGTCGGCTTCTGGATATTCACCTGATGCGTCATGCGGCCGGGATCGAAGACCGGCCACGGCATGACCTGCGGCGTTGTGCGCGAGGGAAACATTTAGCCGATGCCGCATTCTTCCAGCCGGCTGCGCAGTGCGTGCGTACCGCGCACTAATCGCGACTTCGCCGCGTGAACATTGATTTCGAGAATCCTGGCGACGTCGCCGATTTCCATTTCGCGCAGCCGGCGTAGTTCGATCACTTCGCGGAACAGTTTCGGAAGCCGCGCGACTTCCATTTGCATGACTTTCGCCAGCGAAGCTTCCGCTACTTGTTTTTCCGGGTCCGGTTCGTACGACCGGATGCGCGCGTGCGGCCGGTTATGCAAATAGAAAAACCGTCCCGGCCGCATTCGCCGTTCGCGGTGCCGCATGAGGCATTTGTTCTGGACGATCTTATCGAGCCAGCTTTCGAACTTCGACGCGTCGCACTGGCCGATATGCAGATAAGCCTCCAACAACGCGTTTTGCGCTTCGTCTTCGGCATCGTGATGATTGCGCATATAGATCCATGCCACGCGGCAGCAGCGATGCCAGAAGCGCCTGGCCAGCATGTCAAACGCTTCGCGGTTGCCGGTGCGCGCTCGGATGACCAGATCGGAAGTCGTCATTTCAGTAGACGCGCTGCCGCGCCCCGAACGACAGCGCTTCGCGCGCCGTCATCGGCCATTCGCTAACCGCCTGTCCCATCGGCAGCCGTACGTTGTACCACTGCGAAATCATGTAGCGCATACCGGATAGAACGACCGAGCCGTCGCCCTGCCACCAGGGATCGTTGGCCTCATAACCGGATGAGAACCGGATCAGAATTGCCGAAGTCGGAAGCGGCGTAAACACCGGATACATGACGTTCCACGGCGGCACGATGCAGCCGGGAAGCTTCGACTTATCGACGATGTAGTCTTTGCCTTCCATCATCGTCGTGAGATTGCCCTGATAGTCGCTATACTGCACCAGATCAACGGAAATCAGCGGAACCGGCGGCAATTCGATGCGGTACGACATCCAGTAATCGAACACGAGATCCCATTGCTTCCGTACCAGGTCGCGGCCCTGTTCGCGTTCCGCCATGGCGCGCGCACCGGATATGAGCGATGAAATGAACGCGTCTTCCGCCGGATCTGCCGGCGAGCGCTGCGGAATCTTCAGGTATTCTTTGACGTCGGCCAGCGCCAGCGGTTCGACGAAGGACTGCGGCGGCGACGTTACCGTAAGCTGGAGCGTGCCGTACGTGACGTACGCGCCCCACATGAGCATGTTGCCGTAGCTGCCGTACGGACCCTGCGCCGGATAGCCGCCGTACCAGTAGTTGACAATCATGCCAGATCACCCCACTTCGCGCGGTAAATCTCCGCGCCGGCGGTAATGTCGGCGGCGGCGCGCGGATCGCCGCGGAAGGTCGATCGCAACGAAAGATGATCGACGAAGCAACGTTCCGAAACGCCCAGCTTCAGACCGGCTTCGCGCACGCGGCGGCAATAGTCGTTATCTTCCCAGCCATACGCCGTGAAGCGTTCGTCTAACCAGCCGGCGGTACAGATCGCTTCCCAGGTGATCAAGACACAGACGAAGCAGAGCATCTTGTGTTCATCGCGGAAGCCGGAACCGCGGGAATATTGATTCGGATTGCCGGCAGCATTCGTGACCGCGGAAATGATGCCGTAGTCCGCCCGGTCGAACGCGTCTTCGGCTAGCGCCGTGAAGCCGCCTGGCGTCTGAAGCAACGCGTCGTCGTTCAGAAGGATGAAGTCACGCGAACCGTAATCTTCGATCGCCGCGCGGATGCCGGCATTGACATTCCGCGAAAAGATAAACGGCTTCTTACCCTGAACGAACGCAATCTTCGTTCCCAGACCTAACACCGTCATTCCATCACCGACGACGATCACCGGAAGTTCGGTCTCGTGATGACGCACGGCTTGAATGCATGGCACGAGATTTGCAACCTTCGCACTGGGAATGATCACCGCGGGATTCATACAAGCGGTTTTAGTTCCAGCGGACCGGCCCATTTGAACGCGCTGGCCGCCGGAAACAGATCGCCGATGACCATGTGCCGGTAACCGTCCTCGAACGCGTTGTTCGGGTCGATCGCGTTGTAGAAACGGTATTTGCGCACGCGGTCTTCGCGATAGAGATAGCCGTAATGAAGCAGCCGCGCGGCGATCGGCGTGATCGACGACAGCAGTTCGATCGGCGCGGAAGAACAGTGTAAGTTACCGCCGAATGTGGTCCGCATGAAGCTCAAATTCGGTTGCGTCAGTTGGAACAGCGATGGCCGCCGGAATTCGCGATACCAGCGATCGACGCGCACCTGGTCTTCGCGATCCCAGAGATAAACGATATGCAGCGAACAACAGACCGCGCCGGATTCGGTCGCCTGCTCTATCGCCGGGATATCCGGTTCGTAAAGCGCTTCGTCCCCGTCGATCATCAGGCACCAGTCGCCAACCTGCGCGATTTCCCGGACCTTTTTGAGCAGATAGTCTTTATCGCGCGCTTCGTGTATGCCTTCGAACGGCGATGGATAGACGACCGCTCCCAGTGACTCGCAGATATCCGGCGTGCCGTCGCCGGAATGATCGTCGAAGACGAACACGCAATCGCACACCGGCCAGATCGATTGAATCACGCGTTCGATCCACCGCGCTTCGTTCTTCACGCGCAACATGCCGAAAATGCTCATGCTTCGATGCGTGTCCATGCGGAACCGATCTGCCGCGGACTGGTGTTTTCGCTGTGAATGGTCGCGTACATGAATGTTCCGGCATCGCCGGTATGAAGCGCGCGCAGCGCCCAGGCGGTGGCCACGAAATCGTTGTCTTCGCCGATCTGCTGCGACCGGAACGGATGATCTTTCCACCAGCTGCGCCGGTAGCAAAGCGATGTGCCTAACGCGTAGTTCATCGTGCCGGAATACTTCCACCAGAGATGACCGTCGGTGAACCGCATCGAGTGATAGCCGGTGACCGCGTATTGCGGGTTCGCTTCTAGCGTCGCGACCTGCGCGGCGATCCGCTCCGGCTCCGAATAGTCGTCGTCGTCCCAGTGACAGATGTATTCGCCATTCGTGCGAGCGCAGCCGTAATTGCGTTTGGCACCGATCTGCCGCTGTTCCGCGACATGGATCAGACGGATTCCTTCATGACCTTCGATCAGATCGCGCACGTCGTCGCCGTCGGAAATAATCAGTAACTCTTTCGCTCGATACGTCTGTGCCAGAAACGATTGAATCGCCTTCGGAAGCCACTGGCGGCGGTTGCGCGTGACGCACAGTGCCGTGACGAAAGGGGCGCGTGGAAGCTACCACCGGAGCTTCGGACGGCGTTAGCGCCTGCGTTTCATATAACACCTTCGGATCTTCCGCATAGCGTGCGTGGCCGAGGCGCATCAGTTCGCGCGCGGTTTCGTCGTCGGCGTCGAACTCCTGCCCTTGTTCGACGACGCCGTACGATCCGGCCAGCTTCGAGAGTGCAATTAGTTTTTTCACAGGAAAAAAGCGGAACGGCGCCAGAACCCATTCAGCGGCGCCGTCCCGTTAGGGAGGAATATGGCAACAACCTGTCCCTAATAGCTTGCCGTCACGTCGGCGTTATCGGCCAGATCCAGCGGTTCGGCGTCATTCGCGATCGCCTTGCCGCCGGCCGTGAGCTTCTCGGGACCTCCAGCGATGCGGTAAAGGTCCGCGCCGGTCAGCCGTTGCGATCCGACCAGAATCGACTTGCTTACGCCGTTCAGCTTAAAGCGTAGCATCGGCGGATTCAACGGCGTTCCGGTTAGCACTTTCGGATCATCGGCCGGCTTCGGCGGCGGTTCCGTTTTCGGTTCGTGGACCGGCGGTACTTCGTGCGGATTGTGCTGCGTTGGTTTGTTTGTCATATGAATAGTCGTCCTAGTTTTGCCGCCCATTCGTCCGGATGCATATTCTTCTTGCGCCGATTACATGGCCGGCAAAGTAACTGAAGATTGTCTATTGTATTAGCACCGCCTAAACTTACGGGCATGACGTGATCAATCTCGTAACGATGCCGGATTACCTTTTTGCATGCCGCACATCGATAGCCTTGCTTCTGAAGCAATGCTTCAATATCTGCAATAGCATAAGTTCCGCCATCTTTGACCAGGACGCGACGCTTATGCGCGTGAAGGCGAGCTTTTGAACGTCGGAGATCTATATTTCGCGCATAGCCTTCGCGATGTTTGGCTCGGGTATGTTCTTTCCAGATCTCGTCATTTTTTTTGCTATCTAAGAAGCGTTTCCTTCTAGCAGCTATAAGTTTCCGGCCTTCAGGCGATGATTGCAATCGCTGCCTGTAAGATTCATGCTGATCCCTCTTTCTTTGCCGTCGAACTGGATCGTTATATTGCTTCCTCGCATGCCAGCGTTTATAGGCGCTTCGTTCTTCTGATGTTTTGGGAGCATGAATTTTATCATCATCAGGAAACAGATTTTGCTGCATCGGTATAGCATGGTGCCACTAACTGTGTAAGTCAAGTGACACCATTCTAAATCTGATTAGCTAACTGGCGAGCTATTCAATGACCCAGTAATGAAGGAACCAGGCCGCTTCATGATATAGGCGAGTCTTTTCTCTGCACGTATAGCAACCATGTTACGTACGAAATAGTCTAAATGCTCAGTGGAGATTTCCACCTGCATGCTCATTCTGTCGCGGATTTCGCTCGCGACCGGCGAGCTGGTTCCGACCAGGAAACTGCCGACCGTCATGAGCGGCGTCCAGATGACATCCAGTCCGAAGATATTCGCGGAACCGATGGTCTGCGGATCGCCCAACAAATATCTTCCGAAATTATCTTTTGTCAAACGCAGTGACCACCAGTCGCGCGGATTCAGAATGCAGAAGGACGGCTCGATTTCCGACGCGATCTGAATCTGTTCGACCGCGCGGCCGATGACGTCGATCCTTTGCCAGCCGGACGTTGCGTTGAGCAGCCCCGTGTTGAATGCCGTACTTTGCGGAACCATCCCATGCAAGTCTTCGCCTACGCCGTCGCCTAATAGCAGACCTTGTTCTTCGGCGAGATTCACATAGTATGGCAGGCTACTTTCCAGGTATCCGGCTAACTCCGTGAAGTCGTCGAGAATCTGCTTGGTCGCCGGAATCCAGGTGGCCAGCATTTTGATGCGTTCCGAATAGCTGGTGAACGCGACCGCGTTTTCCGCCTTCGGCGAACTTTCAATCTGCGGCGAAGCGATCGTCATCGGCGTCGTGACCTTGACGTAATCGACGACCTGCAAAACCGTCGGCCTGGCCGGTAGCACGTCGCGGATCTTCAATACCGGACGCGGTTCGATCGTGATTCCGGGGATTCTCTCGATCTGCAGAACGCCGGTTGTCTGGTAGCCGACGACCGGCGAAGTGATCGTGGTCTTGCGTTCCATGATCCGCGTCATGGCCTTGCCTTCGAGCGTGAACGACGCCCGGCCGGAACGGTCGCGGAGCAGTTTCGCAACGTTCTCGTTTTCGCGCAGCTGCTTTTCCAGATTGACCGGCTGCGCATCCTGCGCGGCGTGTTTGTCGGCCAGCATCTGGTCGATCGTATCGACCTGCTTTTGCAGCGCGGCGATCGCCGTCTTGGTTGATTCCATCGTGTCGCCTAAAGTCTTTTTCTCTTCGGCGGCTTTCGCGAAGTACGTTTTCAATTCTTCGCGCACGGTTTCCAATTGATCTTCTAACGGTCGTGGCATTGGGCTATCCTTGGTGAAAGATTTTCTTCCGTGCTTACGCTGACGGAATAAGCGCCCTGATCGATAAAATCAGGCTCTTCCGTTGCGCGGCTTTTTCGTCCGAAGTGTCGTCGTCTTCTTCGTCGTCGTCTTCAACGGCTTCGTCGAGCAAAAGTGCGGTCAGAATACTATCGGCGGATTTGATGTTTCCGTGGCATTCCTGCAAGTTCGATTTCGTCGCGGTACTGAGCCGCCGGCCTTCTTTGGTTTCGCGGAGGATGCGCGTTTTCAGCTCCAGCGCGGCGCGCTTCATGTACGACATTCCCATATCGGCGTTCATGGCGTCGATCAGATCCAGGAACTGCGGCAACCACGCCAGCCACGCGCTCGAGAATTGCTCCAGCGCCAGCGTGGAACCGGCGATGCGGTCGTCCCGGCTTAAGTCGGAATCGTAAAGCATGCCGGATAGCGAAGAATAGATCGCATCCATCATCTGGTACGGCGCGGCGATAATCTGCGTCTGCGCGTATTCGTCGTCGAAGTTGTCTTTGCGCGACCGCGACCGCTGATACGCCTTGATGCTGGTAACGGCGGCGTTTTCGTTCATCGGGAACGTGACGAGCGATCCTTCCCATAACCGCAGTTCCTTCAAATGCCGCACGCCGTCTTTCACGTCTTCTTTGATCGTGTCGTAGCCGATCGACAAACCGCTCAGCAGGTTTTTCTTGAGCAGCTTGTACGCGGTGCGCGAAAACGGGATATCGTCGTCGATTTCGATTTGCCCCTTCACGCGCAGCGCGTCGGGACCGTCCAGCAGCTGAAGCGTGCCGATTACGTTCTCCGGCGAATGCTGCCAGAGCAGCTTCACTTCGTTGCCGTGTTCCTGAATCGTCTTGGTGAACGCGCCGGGTTCGATCAAGTCGTCGCCTAAATCGACGTTGCCGTAAGTCGCCAGTATGCCTTCGAAGGAACCGATGTCACTTAGCTGCTTGATTTCCATGCGCAACGCGCGTTTACTTCGTTTCATATCGACTCCTTCATTAAGCGGCGGAACGTTTCGCTTCGATTCGATAGAGCGCCGCCGATTCGACTGCCGGCGGCGGCGTATCCGAAGGCGGCTTCGCTTGCGGCGGTTCCTCGGCGGCCAGCGGCTGCATGTTCAATTGGATGTGGTGTTCGTCGCCGCCTTCGATCGGGTTCCAGTTCTCCAGGTCGCGCACTTCATTGACCGATGTAATGCCGTTTTGCAGCATCGTCGCGTAGCCGGCCATCCGGCTTTGGAAGTCGCCGCGAAGCAGCGCGTTCACGTCATGTCGGAAGAAGTAACCTTGCGCTTTTTCTTCCGGCGTCAGCACACAGCGCCATAGAGCCTGCTCCCAGCGCGTCAGCCAGGTCGCCAGCGTCATCTTCACGAACTCCAGCGCCAGCTGCTCGATGTTCGAAAACGTCGCGCGCGACAGGTCGCCGACCAGGTGCGGACTCACCAGGAACCACCGGCAAATTTCGGCGATCATGAACTGGCGCGATTGCACCAGCTGCATGTCGTTCATGTTCATTCCGATCTGCTTGTAGGTCGTGCCGTTTTCGAGGATCGGCGCGCGATGCGGTTCGGAATAAGTCGATTCCCAATCGCTTCTGAACTTCTGAAACTCCTGATCGGTGCGGAAGCGCTGCGCCATCTCCAGCACATACGGCAAGCGGCCCCCGTTCGCATAGAACCGCGCGACGTTGCGATCCATGGCGAGCGCCGTGCCGACCGATTGCCGCGCCGTCGTGATCACGGAATAGCCGCGCGTGCCGTCCCAGCCGAGGCCGCGGATGTGAAGAATGTCCTGCGGCTTACCCGGCGTCACGTAATAGATCTTTTCCGGCGTGTGCTCATCTTCGACGACGCGATAGCACAGCCGCTTCTGGCCGGTCTTTTCCTTGTCCGTCATCACTTGCGACGGAACCAGCATGCGCAAGCCGTACGCGACGTTGGTTCCCGACCGGCGAAGAATCTGCGCGTATCCGTTGCCGCCGAGCACGGTATGGCTGGTGAGCGTTTCGCGGAACTCCTGCGACGTCATTTCGTCGTTCGGCGCGTTCTGGACGACGCCGTTCATCGGATGTTCGACGGCGATTTCCTTCGATCCCGGCTCCCGCTTCATCATGCTCAACGGGATGAAGCCGACCGATTCCGAAACGATCCGGTTACAAGCCCAGACAACGCTATCCTGCAGCGCGGAATCGATCGATACCGGTTCACCGGACCAGGCCGGCATGCCGCCGGAAAGAATCGTATAGATGCCGGGGTAACCGTTGCGCGCGTACCAGCCGGCAGTAATCGCGTCGAAGCTGACGCCGCCGGCGAAGGATTTCGTGTCGCCGATATTCAGCCGAAGCGGTTCATCGTCGAAGCGATCGCGGAGATTGGCGGCAACCGATCGGACGGCGGAAGCGATAGCAGGAAATGGGAAAGGCATCAAATGTGTGTTACACTTGTTGGTTTATGTTGAAACGCTACTTATGCATTACGGCGGCTGCGGCCGCGCTTCTTTCGGCGGCGGATGCGCCCAAAACGCTCAGTCCTGATTTCATGAAAGCAGGATTGAAGGCTGTCATTAGCATCAAGAACAGTGGAACCGCGCCAGCGGGCATGACTTTTGGGAGTAAAGAACTTGCAGCTTCTGCTATGACGGATGCTGAGGCTGCTATCGCAAATGAAAACGATCGGAAAGCATATGAGCGAATCGGCTTATATCACATTCGTTATCAGATGGATGATGCAATGATCAATATTCAACTGAAAAGAATGAGTTTAGGCGGCACGATCGATAAAGAGGCATTATTGGCCATGGCGAAAGCGACCGCCGCGTGCAGAGACGTATTGCAAAAGATGTTGCACGGCGGTGAATTAATCGAGACGCCCGAATGCGACGATCCGAAGGGGACGACAAAGAAGTAATTCGCACATTCCCCATCTTCAAACGCTTCTCACGCCGGTATAGCTAATACCGGCGTTTTCATTTCTGACGGCGCGATCCAGCGCCATGATCAGCGCAACGATGCCGTCGATCCGCTTGTTCGATTGATTTCTGTACGGCTTCTCCGGCCGGATATTATCGTTGCCGTCGTCTTTCACTTCCACGCAATCCGCATTCCAGGCGAGTACGGGATGGTTGGCGTGTCTGAGCTTGCGATCCAGAACAATTTCCATCAGCTTCTTCATCGGCGCGGATAGTGACTGAAAGCCTTGCCGGATCGGAATGCATATCAAGCCGTCATCGATCAGCCGTTGCGCGAACTCTCCCGCATTCCACGGATCATAGGCCAGTTCGCGAACGTCGAACATTTCGCGCGCCCAATCGACGCGGCGGCGAATCGCGTCGTGGCGTACGACTTCGCCGGCCGGTGCTTCGATGAAGCCGCGCGCAACCCATTCGGTGTAAGGCACATGATCGCGCAGCTCCATCGCCCGAACTTTATCGCCTGGCATCCAGAAAAACGGCAGCACATCGTAACTTCCATCGGATTCGTCGGGGAACAGAAGCACCAGCGCCGAGAGATCCGTGGTGGTACTCAAATCCATTGCGGCATAGCAGCCGCGCTCCACGACCGGCCGCGTATCTTCGCCGCAAGCGATCCAGTGATTGGTCGGCATCCAGCGGGTGCCGCGTTGTCCCCAATAATTCAGGTGATAGCGCTTATAATCCGCTTCCAACATCGGATCGTTGCGCGCTTTCGTTGCCAGACATTCTAATACGCTGTCGCGTAAATAGCCGCCATTATCTTCGTGCGATGGATTCGCTTCGACCCGCGCTTCGCGCGAAAACCAATAGGCCGGATCGCCGCGCAGCTTCTCTTCGTTCGCGCTCCAGATGCGGCCGTAGAAATTAGAGTCGGCGAACACGCCTTCGCGGATCTGCCGCGTATATTCGTGCCGGCGCCAGCACAGTGGCGATTCATCCCGTACGCCGGCCGTCGTGATATCGACGACCATCGATTCGCGCCGCGTAATCATGCCGCGTTCCAACACTTCGTTCAATTCCAATGCTTTCCTGGTGCGCCAGCGGTGCAATTCATCGCGCACGACAAAGCATGGCTGGATGCCGTCGTGTATGTCGCCGTCGGCGGACAACGCGGCATAGAACGAACTGGGATCGTCTCTGCGCAGAATACGTTTCGTCGAAGCCAGGATCTTTAACCGCGATGCCAACTGGACATTCGCCTTGACCATTTGCGCCGCGGCGCGGAAGACCTGTCCTGCCTGGTCTTTTGTCGTCGCCGCGCTATAAATCTCCGCGCCGGTTGTCTCCGTGCTGGCCAGCCGGTAGACGACTAATCCGGCACACAGCGTCGTCTTCGTGTTCTTCTTCGGAACTTCCAGGTATACGTCGCGATAGCGCCGGTTTCCTTCGTCATCTAGCGTTCCGAATAAATCGCGCAACACCTGCCGCACCCAGGGCATTAACTGGAACGGCTGGCCGGCGAAATCGGCGGTCAGCGTTAACTGTGTTTCGAAAAAAATACATACTTCGCAGGCCCGGCACATGATTCTGCCGTCATCCAGAAGCTTGCCGTAGCTAACCGGACTTTGGCAGAACGAGCAGTTGGGCTGCTCGGTTGAATATGGCATCGTTGACTGCGTTATCCGAATCAATTCGTTTGCTCATGGCAATGCGGGTGCGCGCCGACGGCGTAAGGCCGAATTCCCGCCGCTCGATAATCACGCGCGAAGCCAGATCACGCAGACATGCCATAGCATTGCGGCCGTTATTGGTGCTCATCAGCGTCATAACTTCGCCCGCCGGAAGCTCCTTGCCTTCGCTTTTAGCCTTTCTGCCGAGCGCTTTGGCCATCTTCCAGAATCCGTTATATGCCTGGGCCAGAAGCGCTTCGTCTTCGGCTAGTTCCCAGAGTGCGCGACGGTCCGTCTGGCAGAGCATACGCGGGTCCATCGAGCCGATCAGATCATCGTAAACAGCGCGCGATTCCCGACTGGCGCGCTTTGGAATGGCCGGAATTCCCGCCGCATGATTTGGTTCATTGGGAAGCGGCCGCCGGCTGGGATTGCCTTCGGCAATGCGCTGCGCCTTCGGCTTGGGTAAAGCTCCTCTCATGCCGATACCGCCATCCGGGTTTCCTTCACCTGGGCAAACGTACAGCCATCGAGAGTCGCTTCGCGGCCGGTGAAGTTCTGCCAGCGGGTAATGGCCACATCGCAATAGATCGGATCGATTTCAATGCCGCAGCAATAACGCCCGGTCTCTTCTGCGACAATGAAAGTCGTTCCGCTTCCTGCAAATAAATCAAGTACGATTTGACCCGCATGGGGTGTAACTCGCTCTACTAACCATCTCCATACCTTCGCCGGTTTCGGTGTCGGATGGCCGGTAACCCCTTCGCGATCAGATGCGGCCACCAATGAATCCGGCCGCCTACCCAGTCCAAGGGTTAGATATGGATCTTTTCCATAAGCGAGTATTGGATTGACGCCCGCGAAACCCCAGGGACATGCTCCATTTGGTGCGGGGTGAATCGCCGCACAGCAGCCTGTGCTTCCCGAGAATCCATAGATCGCCCGCGTAGGCGACCCGCTCTGCCGGCGCCTCGGGAACCTCATCCTCATGCGTGAGCCCAGCCGTCTTCGGCGTCATCAGGTCCGCGAGCTCATCATCGCCGAATCCGGTCAGCTTCATATCGATATCGAGCGCATCCAGATCAAACAGTTCGGCGCTCAGTTTTTCATAATCCCAGCCCGATTCCTCATGGCTGCGATTGTCCATCAGCCGATACGCCTTCACCTGAGCGGGCGTGAGTCCGGCCGCAACATGCACCGGCACTTCAGTTAACCCGAGATGCTTCGCCGCCAGCAATCGCGTGTGTCCCGCGATGATCACGCCTTCACCATCCACGACAATCGGCTGCTGCCAGCCGAACTCCCCGAATCGAAGCCGCCACCTTTTGCACGGCCGCATCGCTCAGCTTACGAGCATTGCGTTCGTAAGGCGTCAGCTTGTCTATAGTCCAAAATTTGACGTTCATTGCAAATCTGCGAATTTTTGTACGTGGGTTGGGCGCGGTTTTCAAGCGCTAACTTTTGAGATTTGACCCACCCTACCCCGTCGGCGCATCGGCCGGCAGGTACCCACCGGCAGACGGCATCAGCGCAGCCAGACCGCGATTGCCAGCGCCGCCAGGCCGAGCCAGCCGAGCGACACGCGCGGCGGCTGCGGTACGTTGACACCGGCCAGCAGGAACAACACGACGGCCAGTACGATCAGGATTGCGCGTATGTTCTCGGTCATCTTCAGTTCATCCGTTGATTCAGCTGTTGCATGGTGCGTGCGTTGTGGCATTGATCGCAGCGCGTCGCCAAGTTATCCAGGTCCAGTCGCAGATCGCGGCGTTCTTCGATCGGGATCACGTGATCGCAATGGAGATGCCGTTCGCCGCGAAGCTTTCGGCGGCGCAGTTCGTCGAGCACACGATCGGTCGGCGGATCGCCCAGCTTATGGTTGCGGTACAACGTCACCATATCCGGTTCCCAGCCGCAATCGACGCAGCGCCATTCGTCGCGCTGGAAACAAGTGATGCGCAGTTGCCGGTGGAACCGGTCGTACCCTCTATCGGTACTGGTGCCGCGATCGCGTTCCGCCTGCAACGCATGACGTTGACACCGGCCGCCACCATGCACCAGCGCACTGCATCCGGGTGCAATGCATGGCCGGGATGGTTGTAGAGACATTCGGTTAACGGCGCCGGCGCCGGAACACGCGCAATGCGAGCAGCGTTCCCAGAGTCGTCAACACGCCGCTGAGAAACGAAGCAATGCAATCAACCAGCAGTTTGCCGTGTCCGTAGTCAAACAATCATGCCTTCGTGAATAGCCGCGTGATATCGCCGATCACCGGCACACCGGCAATCTGCTCACGCGTCATGCTACCGATACGGTCATAATCGAACCGCGATTGATCGAAGGATTCCAATGCCGATTTCCGATCGTGCGAGTCTTCGACGAATACGATCGTCCGATAGTTTCGCCAATGAGCGCGGCCGCGCGCGACGTAGCGTTCGGCCGACTGGCGCGAGATATAAGTCAGTTCGCCGCTGACTGGATTGGCGACGCGGATTTTCAGTTTCACTGGAATTTGTGAATGCAGGGAAAAGCGGTGGCTGAAGCCGGATGGAACGGGACGCACGCAAGCGTTCGTGCGCTGTAAAACTCTTTTATCGCATAGAGAGCAAGCGTCTTTCAACTCATTTGTTTCAAAACATTTGCGGCATTTTTTGTTGTAATTATTTCGATACAGTACATCGGTAAACTATCTTGACTGAAAAAAAAAAAGCCGTACTCTAATTTTGCAGATTATCAAATCCATAAATTAATTGAGAACTGAAGATGAGAACCAAAGGCGCAACGGCCAAGCCGATCGATGGTTTGCAGAAACTGGTCGTACTGGTGACGCCCGAAGTTGCTTCGCTTTTGCGGAACGAAGCGATACGGCGGAATCGTGAAGCAGGCACCTATTGGCCGTTGGGAGCCATCATTGATGAATTAGTACGACGGGAATTCAGCGAACCCGTCAATGGACCTTCGTCGTAAGCTAACCCCGGTTTCTATGAAAATTTGCGACTTGTGCCGGAAGCGCGAAGGCGTGCGCTTCGTTGACAATTTCTGGACGTGTATCGAATGTTGCTGCGAATACATGCGCAAGGTTTCGCGCGAAGGCACGTACAACATTCGCGGCGATCTGAAGCAATGCCCGCATTGCGGCGATTATGCGGAATTCAAAATTCTATCCGGCACGATTCACGATGCGAAGACCGGCGACTTCAATTACTACGTTGGAATCTGTTCGGCGTGCGGCGCAGCGGAAGACGTCGAACTCCTGGATCGATTATGGCGGAAGTAGATCATCCCTTGTTATTCGACGAAGAAACTCATGTTTACACCGTGAACGGTGAGGAGTTGCCGAGTGTGACGCAGATTTTGAAAGCCGCGCGGCTAATCGACTACTCGATGATTCCGCAGCCGATCCTGCAAGCCGCCGCGCACCGCGGCAGCGCGGTTCACCAGATACTGGAGCTCCTGGACAACGATCTGTTAGATCCGGCCAGCGAAATCGACGGCGGAATTGCCGGTTACGTCGGTGCCGCGATCCAGTTTTACAAGGATGCGCAGTTTGAACCTTACCTGGTCGAATATCGCAATTATCATCGAACCTACCGCTATGCCGGCACGCTCGATCGCACCGGCATCCTGGCCGGCAAGCAGCGGGTGATCGTGGATTTCAAAACCGGCATCATTTTGCCTGGTCATGCGCTTCAACTGGCGGCGTATCTGGCTATGCTGGGCAACTCACGCAGTTATCGGCGCATCGCGCTCCAACTCAAGGAAGACGGCACTTACAAAGTTCACGAGTATCCGTCGACGACGCATCGCGACGATTTCGAAATCTTTTTATCGGCGTTGCGTTGCTGGCGGTGGAACGAATCACAAGGCAACCAGGATCGGGCAGCAGCAGGGAGGTTATTTTGAGAGCGAATTGGAAACCGATCGAATCTCCGATCATCGGCGCCAAAGCGTATCAATGGGGTTATGTACGCGTTCTAGTCGAACGGCGCGATAACAATTATGGCTGGCACTTAAGTATTTCCCGTCCCGATCATTATCCCTCGTGGGATGAGATCAAGACGGCAAGATACGATCTGCTGCCGCCGAACATTACGATGGCGCTGATTTTTCCGCCGCCGGATGAATACGTTAACGTTCATCCGAATTGTTTCCACCTTCACCAGATTCCGAATGAAAGCGAAAACCATGGAACAAGAAGAACTCCGGCAAGAAGCATTGACCTGGCCGGATCGCGCGCGCGATCTGACGGTTAACAGCGTAGCGACATGCGCCGCCGCATCCGAACAGTTGTTGGGCATCAAAGGATTGCGTCTGAAGATCGAAGAAACCCTTGGTCCCGCCGTGCGCAAGGCATACGAAGCCCACAAAGCAATCGTGATGGTCCGCAAGTCGATCGAAGATCCACTGATCGAAGCGGAGACGATTCTGAAGCTATCGCTGAGCGTTTACGAAATCGAGCAGCGCAAGATGGCCGAGGAAGAACAGCGTACGGAACGAGAGCGTCAAGAACGCGAAGCGCAGCGCGAGCGTGATGCGGAGTTAAGTCTGGCGAAGGCCGAAGGCGCATCGAAAGCAGAACTGAAAGAGATCGCCGCGCGGCCGCTGCCGCCGCCGGTCACCATCCCGCAAAAGCCCTGGCGAGCGCCCGGGATTACGATGCGTGACAACTGGAAAGTGGTTATCGAAGACAAGATGAAGCTGATTCGCTACTGTGCCACGAATCCAGACCATCACAACCTGCTCGAACCCAATTTGACGGCACTGAATGCAATGGCGCGCGCTCTGAAGGGCGTGCTGAATCTACCGGGCGTACGCGTGGTCAAAGAACCGGTAGTAGCAGCCGGCGGTTTCAAGCAACAAAGCCATCCAATGATTAAAAAGAGTGAGCAATGAAAGGACTATATGAGTTTGAATTTGATGGTGTTTCTTGACGAAGAAGAATTCCGAGCGCTGTTACTGATGGCCGGCCACGGGATTCTGGATCTGGCCAGCGATCTACCGCGCGAGCGCATCGACCCAGAGAACGACGAAGGACAGATAGAGATGTTCGCCAAGTGCGGCGCCGTCTATTGGAAACTTTTGCGGGAATTGAAAGACAAAGAAACAGCGGCCGCGCCAGTTATCGAAGCCGGCGGAATCGAGCATAAACCATGAACGGCGAACTCATTCCATCGGAAGGCGGCCGGATCGAATTCGGCAGTTTCCGGTCACCGGAACAACATATCAAAGAAGCGCGAGCGGTGGCCGAGGCATTCCGTAAAGAAGCGCGCCGATTGCAGCTATTCAAGCGGATCGGCGAATCGGATCATTTATTGGTTGAAGGCTGGCAATTATTGGCGTCTCTCTATCACGTCACCGCTTCCATCCAGTCCACGCGTTACATCGAGATTGGCGATGCGCATGGCTGGGAAGCCACCGCGGAAGCGATCTTCGTTCCCACCGGCCAGAAGATCTCATCCGCCGATGGCATGGTTCTCGACGATGAGGACAAGTGGGGCATGGTGTCGAAGTACGAATGGGTCGATAACAAGAAAAAGAAGGTCGGCGACGTCGCCAAGCCATTGCAACAGCTTCGCAGCATGGCACAGACGCGCGCTCAGAGCAAGGTGTTGTCGAATCTGCTGAAATTTGTTGCGCGGATGGCCGGCTTTGCCACGGCGCCAGCGGAAGAGATGAGCGAGGAGAGTTTTTCGCCGCCGCCGACCGCGAAGCAGACCGAGGGCAATGTGATCAGCGATGCGCAGGCGAAGCGGCTGTTCGCGATCGCGAAGAGTGCCGGCAAAACCGATGAGCAAGTCAAAGCGGTGATCCGGTTCTTCGGCTTCGAACATACCAATGAAATCACGCGGGATAAGTATGAAGCGATTTGCGCCGAACTGATGAAGAGTGAAAACCAGTGAATACGAAGGAAAGGTCTAAAACTGTGGCTGCTCAAGAGAAAGAACGCGCGGTGGTCGTAACGACGGCGCATCGTGGCGTGTTTTTCGGCTATGCCGAAGATACCAGCGGGTCGACCATCCACTTGCGGGCGGCCCGATTATGCGTCTATTGGTCAACCGACATGCGAGGCTTTATGGGCCTCGCGTCTTCTGGTCCAAACAACAATTGCAAAATCGGACCAGCCGCTGATATCGAACTGCGGGATATTACTTCCGTTATGGAATGCTCGCGACAGGCGATTGAAAACTGGGAAAAAGCACCGTGGAAATAGGAAATGTGATCGACGGGTCGCTTCCGGTCTGGACCGAAACATATTACGGCGACGGCACCGGCTCCGGCTACGGCTCCGGCTACGGCTCCGGCTACGGCTCCGGCACCGGCTACGGCGACGGCACCGGCTACGGCGACGGCTCCGGCTCCGGCACCGGCTCCGGCGACGGCACCGGCTACGGCGACGGCTCCGGCTACGGCTCCGGCTCCGGCACCGGCTCCGGCTACGGCTCCGGCTCCGGCTCCGGCACCGGCTACGGCGACGGCTCCGGCTCCGGCACCGGCTCCGGCTACGGCTCCGGCTCCGGCTCCGGCTACGGCGACGGCTCCGGCGACGGCACCGGCTACGGCTCCGGCTCCGGCACCGGCTACGGCGACGGCTCCGGCTATATGTTGATTAAAAAAACATGGAAGCAAATCAAAAATTGGCCGCAGTCTCAACGGCTGCGGTTCGATGAGGTGGCGCCCCAAGCATTCTTGGCTCTCTGGTGCTCATCAAAGGATGGCGAACCTTGTAATGGAGGCGCGGGCAAACCGGCGCATATTGGCCTGGTCGAAGAAGTCACTGGACCATTACGCATCTGTACGGCCAATGCGCTGCATGCCACGCTCGAGCCGAGCAAATGGAAAGGCGAACGGATTTGGGTCGTCGCGCTCTGGGGTGAGATCCAACAGCAGGACGACAAGGTAGCAGCCTTAAAACGGGAAATTTTAGGAGAGGTCCATCTCGAAACGCTCCATGCGCGGCAAGTCTGATGTATGCACAACGAAGAACTGATTAAAGAAGCACGCGAGTTAAAGCGTGGCGGCGCGTTTAAACGCAAGGTACTGAGACGCGACCCGGTGGACCTGTACTTGGATCAGGTGCTGCTTGAACGTTCACTTTGTCTGGTGCTCGGTGATGATTATAAGAATTGCCGCGAATGTCTCGCGGGATGGTGGAGAGAGCAAGAGGGGCAGTAAGTGACTAGGATGGAAAACGAGTTTACTTTGCTTCCCGAGGAAGCCCGAAAATTAGAACCGCATCCCTATTGTCTGTGGTTCCCTGCTTTGAGTGCCACGGAGTATGAAGAACTACTTGATAGTATCCACTTTGATGGCCTGTTGGAACCAATTATTCTGCTGGATAACCGGATACTAGATGGGCGGCATCGGCTCAAGGCATGTCTGGAAAGCGACACGCTGCCGCGCTTCCGCCAATACGATGGGGCAATGCCGTCTGTAGTCGATTGGATTCTAGCTAAAAACCTGTATCGTCGCCATCTGGATGACGATCAGGCTCTCGCCGTTGCGACTAAGGCAAATGCCGAGCGTCTCCAGATGGAAGCGGCTGAACGGCAGAAACAAGGCGTCAAACAAGGCGGTCGCGGCCACAAGAAAAACTCTAACCTGAATTCAGGTTCGAGTTTGTCAAACGTAGCCATGCATGCCCGCTCAACCGCAGGCCGAATCGCGGAACAGGCCCACACGAGCCGTTATAAAGCAGAGCAGGCGTTACAAATTCAGAAGCAAGACCCAGCATTGCTCGATGACGCCGCCATTACACCAATAATGTTAAACTGTATGGCATATGAAAACGACACTCAAGCGGTTGCCCCGCGGCGCCGGTTCCATGCAGAAACGCGGCCGAACCTGGTGGATGATCTACACCGACGCCGGCGGAATCAAGATCCAGGAGAATTCGCGCACCGACGATCCCGCGGTGGCGCGCATGCTGCTGGCCGAGCGTGCACTTCGAACGGCGAATGCCAAGGCCGCCGCAATCCAGGCGATTATCGATGAAGCGGCGCAAAAGGTCCACCAACAAATCGTTGCCGAATACGCCGGAACCGAAGCCGGTGAACAAGCTGGAACCGGTCGTCGATCGCGCATTGTCCGACGATCTGTTCGCAACGATGCTGCGAGCGTGCGAACAAAAAAGAAAGGAACGCGCGAATGAAGATGACGATCGAAGTTCCACTTGAAACGGAGGATGATTTCTTTTTCATGTCGAATCTGCCGCCGTCGTTTACGGGGCTGCCTTTTATGGTTTGGATTTCACAGCGAGGCTTCGCCCGCCACGATGTAAGAGTGAAAGTGACTCGAGGCCACAAGGTGAAGAAGGGTGAATTCATCACCGTCTCTGTCCGCCCGGAGGTCGAGGTTTTGCGCGGAGACTTGCGGCCTGGCGAGTTAAAGAAACTCCGGGCATGGATCGAGCTGAACCGCGAGGTACTCGTGCAGTTCTGGGATGGCGGGATCGAGGACACCATCGAGGTGTTGGGCAAGCTGAAACCGGTGGAGGGCAAATGACGGCGCCGGCAGCAGAAAAAAGACTCCGCGTTCTTGAATTCGAGCGCGTATCGACGGACAAACAGGAGCTAAAGCGGCAAGCCGCTGACCTCAAGCGCAACCGCGCACAACACAGTTTAGAAGCGCTCCGCACGTTTTCCGTCAAGGTTTCGGGCACCAAGGTCATGTCGAATTCCGATGTTCGCCGCATGTACGCGGAAATGTCCGATCCGAATATAGACGGCATCTCCGTATCGGCGATCGATCGGATTTTCCGGCCGAAAGACTTCGCGCAGATTTCCGAAGTGTTGCAGTTCTTCCATACGCACAAGAAGGTCATCGTATCGACGGTCGAAGGTGTCGTCGAACCATGGACGCCGAACGGCTGGATGACATGCATGCAAGCGGCCATGAAGGCCGGCGCGGAGTGGCACGAACTCAAACGGCGGACCGCCGGCGGCCGGGAAACCACGCGCGCCGATAAGAAGTCCTGCGCGCCATGCCCGACGTACGGACTGCGCTACGTCAGCAAGTATCAGGCGGATGCCGACGGCAACGCGCAATATTACGTCGAGGACACGACGCCGACGAACGTCGAAGGAATCACGCGACGTCAGATCGTCGAAAAGATTTTCATGCTGCGCTACCGGCATCGGTTGACGCCGGCGGCGATCGCCAGGCGCATCACGGCGACCGGCGTCTTATCCGGCGGCAAGCAGAACAAAGACGGATCGTACCGCTGGAAACCCGGTACGTGGACCGCGGCGACCGTGCGCCAGATGCTCCAGAACCGGCATTACATCGGCGAGCACTGGGAACGCGAAACGCTAGTGGAATGCGCGTGCCCCGCGTTCATCGATCGCGCAGTCTTCGACGGTGTGCAAAAACTGTGGACGGCGGATTTGGGCAATGGCCGTCCATCGGTCAAACATCTGCTCAGCCGGTTCCTGATCTGCAAGCATTGCGGCCATCGGCTACGGATCACCGGCGGCAAATACAAAAGCTATCGTTGCGGCAGTTCGACGGACGTCGGGCGCCGTCATTGCCCGCGTTTGAACAACTACATATCGTGCGGGAAAATCGAAGCCGTAGTTTGGCGCACAGTTTGGTCTGCACTGACGAAACCGGATCTTCTCTTACGAAGTGCTCAGAGTTATTATGAGAATCTGCCGAAGGTCGAAGGCTTGGCTGCACTGCAACACAAAGCGAAAACGATTAAGCAGCGGATCGACGATACCAAGTACATGGTCCGCGCCCGCGTGATGGACCGTGACGAGGCCGTAGCGCTGTTGCAGGAGGACCAGAGGCAACTTGCCGAGGTGGAAGCCGACATTCGCGCCATGGGTTCCGTAGTGGCCTTGCCGACGGCTTTACAAGCGGCGGCCGGATGCCGTCTCATCGCGGATCCGAAAGCAGAACCGGAAACCTTCTCGCAACGCCGGCCGATCCTCGAACGGCTAGTCGATCTCGAATGCAAATTCGACGGCGAATTCGTGGAGATCGAAGGCAAAATCCCGGTGCCGGCGATAGTACAGAACTCTCCATACGGTATGGAGTGTACCGATAGTTCTGTACTCCACATCCCCTTCATTCTAAAGGAGCGGGTCGCGTGACCCGCTCCAATCAAACCTCTTCTTTCCCTCCCACTCTCCCTCCATCTCACAATCGAATCGATCCGGCGACCGGCATCAAGCCGATCGCCCTGTGGGGTCCCGAATGCGCGCGCGGCTGGATATCCGACGTGCGCTTCGGGCCCGGCGACACGAAGGTCATCAAACGGCAGCCGCGGAAGCGGCGGCCAGCGAGCGCGGGGTACTAACGCCGTGCGCCGCGTTGCTACTGTCGCCGATCCGTTATTCGATCTGAGAGCCCCGAAGCTGCCGTCGATCCGTGAAAATCACGTCGAAGACGCCGTTCTGACATTCCTACGTCTGCGCGGCTGGCTAGTGAAGCGGCAACACGTCGTATGCTTCCAAAGCCGTAGTGGCAATTGGATCACAATCGGTGAACGCGGCGATCCCGATTACGTCGCGTTGCATGAGCGCTTTCCCGCCTTCGCGATCGAGACGAAACGGCCAGGCGCGCGACCGAATCGACACCAGCTTGCCAAGCATGAGGAATACCGGCATGTCTGGCATATCCCGGTCGTCATAGCGAATTCTCTAGAAGCTATACGAACGTTTTTAGCGGAGCATGAGCGGATCGCAATAGCGCGGTGGGCGAATG